CATACAACAGACTCACCCATATAAGCAAGAACAAAATTAATTATTTATTTTCCTTGACTTGTATGTCTTTAATGTGTTAGATTCGCATTTTTTTTTAATTTGAGCGTTATGAGCGTTTAGGGGGTAAGGGTGGATGAGCGTTTTGAGCGTTGTGTTAACCCTTATTCCCCTCAAAATGCGTGAAAACAAAGTCCTCATCCCATTTTTAAAAAAGAATTTTAAAAACAAAATCCTTTATAAAACTACGTTTTATTCTTGTCTCTCTTATAGTAGTAGAAGTGCCTTATTAGGATTTAGGTGCTTTATTTTTAAAAAGTGTCTTGTATAAAGTCCATAAAGTTTTGTATAATATACCATAACCACAAGGAATATACCAAATGAGTGTTAATCTACCTAGTAAATGGAAACCTGAAAAAGCATTAGTTGTCGATATGCTTGTATCTCAACCAGAGGCTCGTATTCAAGACGTAGCTGACAAAGCTGGAGTAACAAAAGCTACAGTTCACAACTGGCTTAAAGACCCTGAGTTTGTAGAAGTCTTTTATCAGAAGTATATGGTTACCTTTGGCTCTAAATTACCTAATGTTCTTAATGCTATGCTACGAGAAGCAGAGGCTGGGAATGTCCAAGCTGGTAGACTGATCTTAGAACACTCAGGAAAACTGATTAAAAGAGTAGAAGTTGCCAACCATAAAAGTCCATTTGAAAAATTCCTTACATCTGAAGTGGCAGATATTCAAGAAGTTGAAGTATTAGATGCTGACTTTGAAGATACCTTAGAAGTATTGCCTAAAAGACCAGAAATTGTAAAAGCTCCTAAAAAGATGACACAGATAGAAGAAAAAAGACAGCTAAAGAAAGTCCTAAATAAGAATGAAAAACGTAGAGAGGCTAGGCAATGGAGGATAAGAGCAGAACGAGTTGGAGTAAGTAGACCCTCACAAGGGAGACAAACCAAAACTCAGAGAGAGAATTGGCAACAGAAAGTAATAAATAGGGAAAAGGCACTTAATATTAAGAATTAGTTTTTTTAAGAAATGTTCTAACATCATAAGACTTACATTCTGGACATTCCTGATCTCTGTCTATATCTGTAGATAAAACTGACCAAATCCACTTGCAATGTAAGCAAATACAATTTACTACACTAAATTTCTTCATAGTTTAATTACATCTTCGACATCAAAACGTACTGGAATTAATTGGCAGTAACAATACTCTTTACAGATACTCCATCCACTAGCTGGCATACCTCTAGCCTCCCAACCTTCCCATGTATCTACTTCTCCAGCTCTTTTTTTACAATCAGGACAAAGGTTGTGTGAAATTGCTACCCATTTTAGGCTTCCCCCCATATCTCCAAACCTCCGAAACGCTTGATTAATTCCCCCAATAACTCCTCGTTTAATAGAGTTTCTGAGTTCGCCAAAAATTCTTCCGTGGTTGTTAAAGTCTTGAGTGAGGATTGTAATAATTTGTTGCTCTCCAACACCAGCTTTTCTAAGTCTGTCAATTTCTTGTCTAAGTCTCTCAGAGAAGATTCGTGTGTCGTAAGATAATCTACTAGCAATCGTAGTAAATAATCGTCTATCCCATCCATCTAATTGTTCCTTCTTTGCCATAAGATAATACTATCCTTTAGTTTTACGCAAGTTTTTTCTGACGTTTTGTATAAATTGTTTGTTTAGTTTTTCTTGAGTTTTTTTATTAACACCAATAAAATTATCTGTTTCTGTGCCTGAATAAAGATGTGGGTACAGTTTAAAATGATGTTTTGCTCCGTATTTTAATATATTTAAAGAACTACCATTGCTTTTAATACTTTTATACATTTTGCCAGTATCGTATAATGGTTGTTGCCCAGACCTACGAGATTTCTTAGATAATGTTAAAGAACCTCCTCCTACTTTAGAAGAAGTATCAATGTTTCGTTTTGTGCCTACTTCTGCTTCTTTAGCATATTTAGAAGAATAATCTTCAATTACTTTATCTAGTTTATTAGATAATTGTCCAAAATCAAAATTAGTTGTTATCTTTAACTTCACTCCAAAACTCCTTACCTAATGTTTTAGCATCTAAATATTTAGAAATATTTTCTTCTATAGCTCTTTCAGCTTGTTGTTCTGCCCACTTAATAGGGTTGGCAATAGCATCTTCAATATTTCCCTCAATGTTAAATTCTACATTATTGATCTTGTCCAGCTTCTTGACTGAGCTTTTTAAAGATTGACTGAGTTCCTTCTTCTTCATTGACTTTCCTATTATCATCTATAAGTTTTTGTGCTTGATTTAGCGTTAAATCTTTGTTCTCACGAACCATGATTTTTGCTCTAGTAATTAAATTGTTTTGAATATCAAAATTATCTTTTAATATTTGATCCTGAACAGTCATAGGGTAGTCTATTTCTTCAAAGTCTACACCAAACTCTTCAGGTAACTCAATACCATTATATCCAGCAATTACACGCTCTACTCTATAAAAATCTTCTTCATACAATCTCCAAAGAGCAATATCATCATAGTAATCTTCTTTGCGTTCCATATCTTTAATCATAAGTGAAATACCACTAGGTACTTCCCCACCAGACTCTGCCCATTGAATCCACAAATGATTATTTGAGGCAACTAATTCTATCTGGAATTTAATATTATCTATGGCTTCTTGAATGTTCCCACTAGGACTAGTTATGTTGTAAGCACCATCTTCTCCCATATCAAGAATAGTATTTGATCCAGCTCTTAACATACTTTGATCTGCTCTAAGTCCAGTAACCCACGGCTGTCCAAACATATTAAAACGCATACCTAGATTCATTTCAGTTAAGGCAATATTTACTTGCTCATTACAACTAACTACATCTGATGCACCTTCAACAAAAAAAGAATCTACCTGATCTTCTCTATGAGTAAAGGCAAAAGGAATAATGCCGTATGGATTAGGTTGCTCATCCATCATTTCCCCATCTTCATTCATAATGCCATATTTCTCATTATCCCAATACTCCCATTGTAAATTTGTAGCATCAGAAAGATCGCTAGTGTTATTTAATAAAGGATAGATAATAGCACTAGGAGTAAATGGGTTTTCATCAAAGTACGCTTCAAAATAGTAAATAGGTCTATAATCAAACTTACCATCCATCCAATAAACACGATTAGCTATTGTGCCTAAAAGCCTAGTCATTCTTTCTGAATGTTTCATTCTTACATTCTTAGTAGGAATTAATTCTTCATACCTTGACGTAGCACCACCTATATTACGTTTTGCTCCTAAACTATATATTCTACTAATTTTATTAATAAACTTTCTTGTGAAGTTTGTCATGCTAGGAGGTATCTCTGCAAAAGCATCTCCACTAAAGTAACTACTAATATATTGTTCAGTTGAAGTGCCTGAGTAATAATCTAAGTGTTTTCTAATCTCTCTCCTTCTTTCGTGAGACATTAACAGCTTAGTTTCAAGCAACTTATCTTTAAGCATTTTATTAATCATCTTTGAATCCTCTTCATTTCTTGGTTTCTCATTGGAAATCTGTTGGTTATAAAATATCTAAAGGCATCATTTCCGTGGTCATGCCTTACATCTTTAAAAGGTTCTTCTTTAACTGGTTTACCATCTTCGCTTTCAGGGTATCTATATTCTTCAAAATCTTCTATTAAATCCGTACATTTGCTATCAACATGAACTCGTCTAATACCATCAGCACTTTCAAAAAACCCCCTTGTATATGCGACACTTGCTACAATATTTCTGCTCATACGATCTCTAGTAGATAAGATTCTAATACCACTTCTTCTAAAAATCTCCATATCTCCAGCACCTGACTGTCCTTGAACATTTGAGCCTGCTGGATCGCCATAAAACGACATAATAGGATAACCTTTAGTCTTAATCATTTTAATTAAATCTTCGGTTTTAATATTGGTTTTATGTAGAATACAATCAAACACCCTAATATGCTCTATACCATTATCCCAATAAGTCTGCATAAATAGTACGGCTGGCATACGAAAACCAAAGTCAATAGAACAGTAAGTAGGTAAATTAGCATCATAAGGAAAATCTCCAGTATCTAATTCTCTGTTAAAATCCCAAACTTTTCCTTCAAATACAGAAAACTCTGCTCCAAATTCCTGACCAAAAAGTTCTTTTGACATATTGCGTTTTCTTTCTATAATTGCTGGATCATCTAACCCTAAAGGAAACTCATGCTGGTTTACCCACGAAGGTGAACTATGACTTTCCCATAAAGGATCATCTGCCCCTAATTTAAATAAATCGTAAATCCAATTCCTACCTTCTGGCGTAGTAATAAAAATCACTTTACCTTTTCTGCCAGCAACAGTAGGAGATAAATACATATCCCAAATCTTTTTATTCATCTTGGCAACCTCATCAATTACCAAAAGATCAAGACCTTCTCCCACAAGGCTTGATGGGTTATCTGCTGACATACCCTCAACAGTAGTTCCCCATTTAAACCTAATAAACATATCTTTTTCTGATGCTTTATCTACATCATCAGGATGTCCAACTACCATACGTTGCCAAATCTCTCTAAATATTAATCTGGCTTTTTTGTAGGACATTCCTACAACCCAAATACGTTTATTTGGTTGAGATGCTACATAGGTAGCTTCCATAGCACTTGCCCAAGTCTTTCCAAATCTTCTCCCACATACAACAACCTGAAATCTACTATCTACTTTTTTAGGGTAGTGTAATGGTAGCTGTCCATTATGTGGTTGGTAGCCAAGATACTTAAACCATTTTTTCTTAAACTCGTAATTTTTTTCTTGCATTAGACTATAATTATAACTTACTTTATAGTATCTATTTAATGCAAGGCAATTCTTGTATAATTAACTACTCACTAAAGAGGTAAAAATGTCTGAAGAACAGTCCATCAACCCAGATGTAAAAACGGAAGCCGTCACACAAGACGAAAACAATGTACCTATTTCAAGATTAAATGAAGTCATAAACGAAAGGAACAACCTTCGTGATGCCATGCAATCTTTGAAAACGCAAGAGGAAGAAAAACGTAAAGCCGATCTCGCAGATCAAGAAAAATGGCAAGAGTTAAATACTGAATTATCAAAAGAAGTAGATAACTACAAACCCTATAAAGAAAAATGGGAAAGTATGGATGCCAAGATTAGAGAAACTGCTTTATCAAAACTTCCTGAATCTAAAAGAGAAAAATTTTCTAGTGTTGACACCGAAGTTTTACTAGATATTGTTCAAGAGTTTGCAGACGAGGAAAACAAAGTAAATCCTCCTGATAGACAAGGAACAGTACCTACTAAACAAATCACAGACTGGACAGATATGGATGCTGTGAACAGAAGAAGAAACTGGGGTGCGATACTAGAGTCATACATAAAAAGGTAAAATAAATGGCTAAACATTATCAAGGTAGTCCAGTAACAACGACTACAGATCAACATTTTATTCCTGAAATCTGGGCAGACGGAATCTATAAATACTTTGAACGTAAAACTGTATTCAGAGGTCTTGTAGACGATTATTCTGCTTTAGTAGGTGGTAAGGGATATGGAGATGCAATTAATATTCCAGAAATGAGTCTTATTAGTGCATCAGATAAAAGTGCTGGTTCAGACGTATCTTATGATGCAACTGCAACCACTACTACTCAACTTGCTATTAATAAACACAAGTACGTTGCAAAGTTATTTGAGGATGTAGCATTAATCCAATCTGAAGCTGACTTAGTTGCTAAGTATTCAAGAATGATGGGTGAGGCTCTTGCTCGTCAAGTAGATGCAGATATATGGGCAGAATTAGATGGTTTAAATCAATCTCAAGCTCTTTCTGCTGACGATACGCTAACTGCTACTGTTTTTGAATCTGCTTTAGCTACGTTAGGTGAAAATGACATTCCTTACATGGATGGTCAATGTGCTATGGTTGTAAACCCAACACTATTTGCAGATATACTTAACCCATCTGCTGGTATAGCTCAATACTTTATTCGTAATGATGCTGTCGGTGAAGGAAATCGTGGACTACGTTCAGGTATGGTTGGATCACTTTACGGAATTGACGTATATATGTCAAATACTGTATCGACTGCTGGAACAAGCTCTACAATTTCAGGTGCTATTTTCCACAAAAGTGCGTGTGCTTTTGCTTCTCAACAAGAAGTAAGAGTTCAGTCAGAATATTCTGTAGATGCTTTGGGAACTAAAGTAGTTTCCGATTTGTTATACGGAGTCAAACTAATTGATGATTCTGATAATAAAAGAGGTATTAAGTTTACTAACGTAGACTAATACTTGGTATTACTCATAACTATTGGGGGCGTTATGCCCCCTTTAGTTAAACTAGGAATAATATGATACAATACTTTAAAAAACCTAATCTTGGTAAAGTTGAGAGACTAGAAGAAGAAACTTTAAAAAAACACCCTGAAAAATTAGAGGCTTTATTGGTCAAAGGATATGTAAGAGTTATGAGTGAAAGTGATGACTCTGAATATAAAGAACCATCTATAGTAAAGAAGGCTGTTAAAAAAGTTGCCAAGAAAATGAAAAAATAATTAGACCAAAGCACGATCTCATTCACGCTTTGTCATAGCTTAGAGAGGAAGAAAAATGGCAGACCTACATACTCATTCAGTACAAGAAGCCTTAAACGCTACAGTTGGTGGTAAATGGACAGTAGCAACTGCTGGTACTGCTGGAAGCTCAGCAGACGTAGCAAACACAACTCACAAATCATTACACAGTAGCACTTCTATGATAGGCGTTTATTCTGCCGTAGAAGTGTATTTTAATTTTAGCACAACCACAACAGATGTTAATGCTAGCAATGATTTATTAATTCCAGCTAATACAAACTTTTTTTTAACAGTTCCTAGAGGATTAGGGAATACTGTTTATTTTAATTATAACTCTACTAGCACTACTACTGGTGCAGTAAGATTGGTGGAGATTTAATATGAGTTTCTTTGGAGGTATGGGTCAATCTGCCATTAAAAACCTCGGTAATGGTGGAACAATGGATGGGGATGTTACAGTAACTGGGGATTTAACTGTCAATGGTGGAATAGCACTCACATTATCAGAGGTATTACAAGGCACATCAACTATAGATGTCAATAACACCGAAGCTCTATTAGTTAGAAAGAATGGAGATGGTGGCGATGTATTTATTGTAGATACTACAAATTCACGAGTTGGAGTAGGCGTAGCACCTACGCATAATTTAACTGTCAATAACCAAATTGGAATTAAGCGAGATGGTACAGATGCTTATGGAACTTTGACATTTGATGGTTCTGGATTTGTAATTGACCAAAGTGCCTCTGGTTATGCACCTTTAAAAATTAAA